GATTAGCGCAGGTAATCATGAGCCAATTCGGTGGTCCGGACGGAGAACTTGCTGCATCCATGCGCTATCTGTCACAGCGCTATGCTATGCCTAATAGAAAGGTATGTGGTATCTTAACGGATATCGGGACAGAAGAATATGTTCGCATATGCTGTCCGTCACTCTGATTTTGAACCTCTAGGATAAATCTGAAGCTCAAAATCTTTCGGATTATTATTGTTATACCGTCCCTGCTTTTCTTTCGTATAGATAACCTTAACGAGTACATCTTTAAGCAGTCTGTTTTTATCCTCGGCTGAAGGAAGGTCCTTATACACTTTCAATACATGCTCTAACCTCGGTATCATCAAAGACATATTCTTGATATTACCGGATTCCTTGCTTCTTAACTCTAAGATATTCATGATCTTATCCTTAACCTCATTGATCTGACTATTAACTAATGCGGATCGCTGCATAAATTGTTCGGTATCATACTCATCTCTTTCGTATAAAGTATGAATTTTGCTAAGCTGCTTTTCCAGCTGATCAAGATCCTTTTTACTTTCACTTAGTTGAGTTTCTATTATGTTAGTTATATCATGATCAATATGGTTCTCTGATTTGAGTGTGATTTTATATTTACTCATCAAATCTTCAAGCGCTATAAGAATAGCCTCCTCAACGAATGATAATGGAGAGCTTACATTGTTACAATGTGGGGCTGTACATGCTATTGCGTTCTGAGAATTTTTATGTATCTTTCGAATCATTACTCGTCCACATTTTCCGCATATGACAAGACCAGCAAGAGGGTTTTGCATATTACGCATGTGATTAATTGGAGCTGATGACTTCTCCTTTAATAGACTCTGGGCTAATGTAAAAGTATCTTCGTCTATAATAGCTTCATGTAACCCATTTTTTAATATATAGTCCTTATTTATAGGTCTTGACTTCTGGATTTTACTGTTAACCATCTGTTTGTTTTGCGGTCTTCGCTGCCACCTGATCATACCATAGTATACCGGATTCGTTAGAATTAATCGAATACTAGATGTAACCCATGCATCACTAATTCGTGGCTTAATACCAATATTATTAAGGTACCTAGCAATAGAAGATAAATTGTATCTTTGATATACCCCACCTGGTTGTATTTCACCACAAGTAAATAGATGATATATAAGCTTTACTACGTCTGCCTCTTCAGGATGAGGTTCTAATGTAAAACCTTTGGAACGCTCCAGTTTCTTTCTCGTGTATCCATATGGTGCTTTATTTCCTACATACTTACCTTCAGATACTGATGCGATACGTCCACGCTGTAATCTTCGATTAATTGTCTTATATTCTCTCCGGGACATATATAAACCGAATTCAAAATATTCTTCATCATATTCATTATCTGGGTCGTAAATCTTCATTGGTGTATAAATCTTGGTTGAGCTATACTTAAAAGTCTGAGCGACTAATCCCTGATCTCTGGTATCACCTCTTGCTAGACGTTCTACCTCCATAACTAGAACACCGCTCCACATACCACTTTCGACTTCTTTAAGCAGCCTTTTCATATAAGGACGTTCTTCAATCGTCTCGCCGGATACAACTTCAGGATAAATAGCAGTAACATTCAAATTATGTCTATTGGCAAGAGCGACAAGAGCTTTTTCATGTCTGGCCAGAGTGTCCTCATCACCATATGCCTCAGCTTCAATATCCACTCTTGATTTTCTTAAATATATCACGTATTTCTCCACAAAAATTCCTCCAGAAATGTCTCTTAGTACGGTTTGATACATTGATTTTGTATGCAAAAATATGCTCATTTTTGTCAATATTTTTGATTGACAATTTAACAGCCTATGGTATAATTGCTTTAGTTTTTTATATAATAAAAGTACAGGGTATATGAACTTGATGAATTGCTTTCTTTTCAGAAAGTATGAAATTGAGGGATTATACCTTCTTTTATGCCTTATTTTGAGTACTTCAAGTAATCGTACAATGCAGTTATTCTCTTAAATGATGAATGCTTACCTAAAGCAAAGAATGCCCTATTTTTATATCGCTCAATCAAATAATCTCTTAAATCATCTGGATCTATTATATTGGCATATGCCTTTATATTAGCAATTTGCTTAAGTACATGATCTGGATACTTTTCTAGTATATCGTTTAGTGAAGTAAATTTTTCGGTGTAATCAACATAATGATCTCTTTCTGTCCTATTTGGAGAAATATCACTGAATGATCTTATGATATTATAGTCCTTTGGTATTATATCAATTTCTAAATTAAGTTTATTCAGGTATTTATAAACTGGAAGTAAAGTGGATCTACCTCCTCGACTGTTTAGAACTTTAAGTGTTTTTGTTATGAGCTTCTCATTGGTAAGAAGAGGTTTGTCGTCGAATAAAACATCTTGAATAATATCATCAATTGTATATGTCTCAAAACCCATCTCAGAAACTGTATCAATGGTACCAAAATAAATCGCAGCTTTATCATCATCCAAATCGGGGCTATTTACGTTGCCAAATAATATAGTATTAGAGGTGGTGGTTGAATATAAATATTTGCAAACCATATCTTGTAGCTTTCTGGCCAGTTTTATTGGCATCGAACTTTGAATAGACGATAAAGCTTTATATACGGTAGAATAGTCCTTAACAACAAATTCCGTCATATAAATCTTTTTATCATCAAACATTACCTCTTTCATATTAATTTGTTCATCACCATCAAAAGCTGGAGATATGAAAATAAAATTATTCTTTGTCTTATCTAGTTGCTGAGGGGTAAGACATAGAGATATCTCCTTAAATAATTTTCTAATATTCACATCTCCCATTCCGTACCCTATGAATATGATAGGATGTTCAACAAAAAGCGTGAGTAACTTAGCGGACAAATATTTTAGCTTTTCATCAAAATAACTATAGTCAGCATTGGTAAATACAATAGTATCCGGTGATGTAACGCAACCATGAATTTTAAATATATTGAAAATGTCAGATGGGTTAGACACCAACATATTGTCCTGTCCTATCACAACATTAAAGTCCGGAAAAATGCTTTCTAATATAGTATCATAGTTGGTTGTTATGATTCCGGCGACTTTATTCTGATTCTGAATCAATGATGATAACTCATTACAATCTGATTTTGTTGAGTCAAGCGTCAATTTTTCTATAAGCATCGAGACATAGTATTTAAACGGGTCAAAATGATTATCGATTATCCTATTAAAATCATCTGTAGAAAATAATTTGTTGCAAAAGTCTTCATCATTAAAAAAGAAATTGTTAAACTGATTCTGTAATTCGTTAGCAATTAGAGGATTGATATAATACTTTTTATCTTCATCTGAAGTAATTGGTGTTGTATTCTTTAATTCATACTCTATCTTTTGTATCAAACGGTTAAAACTTCTTAAATTATCACCATTCATAGATGACCATATATTATATAGGAGCTGCTCCCAATCTGGAGCATTGGAGTAACGTTTTGATAATCCTGTTCCTATAAATAAGTATGGTAACTGTTGAAATGAGGAAATCAAAGCGACTAAGGCATCCTTTATATTATTCATAGTCAATACCTTCTTTCTATAATAAATTGATTTTCATATAAAATGTTAAGTACCAGTATTTATCATTAATTAGTGTTTTTACTAAAAAACATATACATTAAGCATATATTATAGGATTTATAATGCATCCGAAATAAATTTTATGTTCAGGGGTGCATAGACATACTATATACTGTAAGCACAAACAACTACAGAAAATATAGGCAGATATGAAAATTGTAATTGAATATAAATTATATGATGCTCGAAGGAATAAAAGTTTGACTGTGCGAGAACTGGAAGCTCTATCTGGTGTAAGCAAGTCTATGATAAATTGTATAGAAAATAATAATGCGAATCCTTCAGTCATAACAATGTGCCAGCTTGCAGTTGCATTAGGTGTTGAACCAAAGGATCTATATACTTACAAAGCTGAATAATGTTGTCCATTATATTGGACAAATCTCCAAAACTATAGATAATTCAATTACAATATGTTACATTAATGTAAGAAAAAAACATATATTTATTTGCAAAAAAGTTCATAGAATGACCGGATCAAATGTTATTATTATCTCATTATAAACAGAACGCATGTTCGAATAAAGTTTGCAATATTGTTGAGATTGGATTATAATGATAACAGCTACCTTAGGAGTGCGGAACATAGGGGGTATACATATGACCGAAGATGAGTATAAAAAACTCATATACGAATTAATTGACAGTATAAGCGACTTAGCAATTTTAAAAAAAATTTGTCTGTTTATTCATTCTATTAAAGGCTAGGCTTCTTGCCTAGCCTTTTCTTCATTCAAATAGGACACCATTTTTTCGATCGTATTCCAGTCCTTCTCATCTAACCTACTTAACATATGAATGAATTTTTGTTGAAAACTTTCATCATTAACAGGCCTCAATAATTTACCTATCCATATTGTCAATTCATCAGACTGATCGATTGCCTGGATGTTTTGTCTACCAAGCAACTCATCAGAGCTAACATTGAAATATTTACACAACATTGCTAGTTTTTCAAAATCAGGCTGTTTACCTTTAGTTTCGTATCCAGCTACTGTTGGTCTGCCAACCTTCAATATGTCAGCAAGTTCCTGTTGTGTAATTCCTTTTTGTTTTCTAAGTTCTTTAAGCCTCTCACCAAAAGTCATAAGGTTATACTCCTTTCGGAAATATTATAATTGAAAATGTGCCTAAAATAAACAATAGTGTCTATAATGAACAAATATATCAAAAAGTATTGACATTGTTCCTTATCGGAACTATAATGGGTATATCAAATGTTCCATAACAGCACGCGATGGGAGGTGAGTATAATGCGTACAAAGTTAATGGAAGCTAGAGTATTAAAAAAAATGACTCAGAATGAGCTTGCGGAAAAGGTAGGTATTAGTAGAGCCTATTACACAAATATCGAACTAGGAAATAAAAATCCCTCATTTGCTGTAGCTGTAAGAATTAAGTCTGCACTTAATACTAGGGACGATAGAATTTTTTTTGATCAAAAAGGTGTCGAAAGGGAACAATAAAAGTGTATAACATGGAGGTGAAATATAAAATGGGGAACAATCCTACAAAAGCTGCTGAAAATATCTACTTTCAAGCTAGAAAAGAAGCAGCAAAACATAATGATAAATTGAACAGCAGAGAAGGCGCTGCTGAATTACTAGGCTTATCAGTATCAAGTTTATCTGATTATGAACTTGGGTTAACGAAGGTGGTGCCGGTTGATAAGGTCATGCTTATGGCTGATCTGTATAATGCTCCTGAGATTAAAGCGCAATACTGCAATGAATTTTGTCCTCTTGGATGTAAAAATACAAAAATCGTTCTTGAAGATTTAGACAGAGTATCATTGCAACTTATATCAGTTGCTAGAGAATTTGCCGGAGAGAAAGATAATCTCCTAAATATTGTTGAAGACGGAGTTATTTCAGATGATGAAAAAGCACAGCTTGATCGAGTTCTTTCTGTCCTTGATAAAACAGAAGCATCTATAAAAAGATTTAAGCTATGGGCTGAAAAGAATATAAGGCCGGTGCCATAACCGTGCAACGTATACAAGCATTTGCTCATATATTGTAAAGGAGGTGGCTGCGGTGGCTGTTATTAAAGATTATTATTATAAGGGTTCTCACATCGTTATACATGATGATTATTTCGTTTCAAAAGAAGAATTCAATAAGATACTCGAAAAAATAGGAATTGACGCATCCAGAGCTTTCATGGCTGCAGCTATAAAAGCTTCCAAAGTGAATGATAAAACCGCTTAATAAGCGGTAGAAAGGGTGGACATGCTAATGGAAACTGTTTCAGAACGAATAAAAGAAGCTCTGGTTATACGAGGAATGAGACAGGTTGATATTGTTGAAAAAACAGGAATAGGAAAATCGTCTATCTGTACATACATCTCTGGTGAATATGTACCTAAGCATAAAAACCAATGTAAGATAGCAAAAGCTTTAAATGTGTGTGAAGATTGGCTAGCTGGATATGATGTTCCAATGGAAGTATATCAGCCTGATAAGATCGATTTAATAATCAGGTATCTCGATCTAGCTAACAGATATTCATCTATGATATGTAGCAATGAATCAGTTGATATAGAAGAAAACGAACATGTTAAAACTGAGATTTATTCTATCCGAGAACAGTTAGGACTCGGAAAAATAAAACTAAAGTAAAGTCCTGATGGAAATTATAATCAAGGTTATTTAGAAACAAAAAAAGATTGTATCAAGCGACCAAACTCGGATACAACCTTTAGTAAAAAATATGAGTAATACTCTTTGTTTTATTGTATCAGATATTATTTGATATTTCAAGGGGTGATAGTAGTGATTGCTAGTAATGTGTATATGGTAAAGACTTGGACCGGCGAAGAGAAGTCGGTTAAAAAGATAGCATTATTTCCGGAGCGTGATGGTTCCGGTGATATCTTCTATAAAATTGAGGGACAACTTAATACAGATTATTTCATGATTAATTACTATTACGATCCAGAACAGGCGAAGAGTGAATTTACGAAATTGCTAGAAGCTTTGATGAGTTTTCAAACTAAGTATTTACTAGAGTTATAAATCAGACTTAATCAGAGTTTGTCAGACTTAATCAGAGTTAATCAGAGTTCGTCAGACTTAATCAGAGTTAATCAGAGTTGGAGGGCGATAAGTTGAACAAAACAGAGTTTCTGATATTGTCCATTCTTGTTACCAACAATGCTACCAGTAAAATGAGTGGAATGACTGCAAAGGATATTCTCACTTCTGAGAATTTGCAATATAAGGACAACACCTTTTACAAACAGCTTAAGGGATTGAGTGAGCTAGGGTTGGTGGGCATCGGCGCAAAAGAAGTAAGGACATTAACATTTTATATTACTAAATCAGGAATACAAAAATTGAAGGAGGAAAAGGAAGATGAAGAATAAGATCGGCTTTATTGCCATTGGACAAGCAGGTGGCAATATTGGAAGATTACTAGAGGAGAAAGGATATAGTGTATTGTTCGTCAATACATCTGAGGAAGATCTATCTACCCTTCAGGATGTCAAGTATAGATATCACATACCTGGTGGCGAGGGGTGCAACAAGGACAGAAATAAAGCAAAGAAGCTTATTGTCGACAATTATGAGCATCTGAGTAAGGAGATAATAGAGAAGATTAATCGAGAAATGCTCTTTGTAATTTTCTCATCCGGTGGCGGTACCGGTTCTGGTGTTGGTCCGATGCTGGTTGATCTGCTTTGTGATGATAATAAGGCAGTTGGGGCAATAACCGTATTACCGGCCCAGACGGAAAGCCTTAAATCACATATTAACTCCTATGAGTGTTTTTGTGAACTTACGGATATAGCCGGTATGGCGAGTACTTTCATCCTAGATAATGACAAAGGTGCTGATAAACTCAAGCTAAATTCTACATTCGTGAATATGTTTACCAGATTCCTTGACATACCGGACAAGTACAAGTCAGTGAAGGGAAATATCGATAAGGCAGAGGTTACAGAGACTCTGAAAAGTCATGGCATGGCTATTGTCTCTTCCCTTGGAGAAGCAAATGGTTCAGTATCTGCTCTTATCACATCATTCAGTAAGAATATTTTTGCTCCTATCGAAGATGATCGTGTAATCAAATATATAGCTTTATCCGGGTCTGATGATATCAGTATCACTGAGCTTGAGAAGGCAGTTGGTACTCCTATCGATAGTTTTCGTACATATAGCGACTCATCAACACTTTGCATTCTTGCAGGTCTGAGTTATCCACAGACTCGCCTTGATTTCATCCGGAAAAAGGTTATGGATAATAAAGACCTCATCAAGAAGAACCTAAGTGTACCTTCACAGCAGAAAATGAAGAATGATATCAATTTCCTTGACGAGCTCAGTAAGCCAGAGAAGGCTGCTAATAATAATTCAGCAAAAGGTAACTCGATAAGAGATAAAATGAGCAAATATCTATAAGGACCGGTGATAAAATGGCAGAGGTTAAATGGATCCAGATTGTTACAGACATATTTGACAATCGAAAAATCAAACAAATAGAGCGGATGCCTGAAGGAGATGCGATCATTGTCGTATGGTTTAAAATTTTATGTCTAGCCGGTAAATGTAATAAAAATGGGATGATGTTTTTTACAGATGAAATACCATACACCGAGGATATGTTAGCTACAGAATTCGGTATGGAACAACCTCAACGATTTAATGTCTTAAAGCTTGCCCTTAGAACTTTTGAGCAATTTAAGATGATTGAAATAATTGATGATATATTTTGTATTTCATCATGGGATAGGTATCAAAACATTGCTGGACTTGAAAAAATCAGAGAACAAAATCGTATCAGACAGGCTAGATTTAAAGAAAATAAAAAGCAATTACCAGATAACGCTAATAGTAACGTTACTGATAACGCACAAGTAACGCAAGATAACGCAACAGATATAGATAAAGAAATAGATATAAATATATATAATAAAAACATTGTGCAATTAGATTGCACTTCTAATCCTACAAAAGTATCAAAAGCTGATATTGACTTATTGTTTGATGCTTTATGGAAACTCTATCCGAACAAGAAGGGTAAAGGTCAGGTATCGGATGCAAAGAAAAAGAAGCTGTATGAAATCGGTATTGATGAACTTACCAGAGCAATAGAGCGTTATCAATCCGAACTTGCCAAAGATAGTTGGAGGGTTACACAGAATGGATCAACATTCTTCAGCAGTGGATATGTTGATTATCTGGATGCTAATTATACTCCAAGCAAACAGACATATAATCAAGCTCCTGCAAATAAAGCAGCAAGTCAGAATAAGTTTAATCAGGTTCCACAGCGAAATTATTCTGAACAGGATTATGCAGACCTTGAGAGGAAGCTACTTAACAAGGGACTATAAGAATCTAAGGAGGATATTTAATTATGGCAAATGATAATAGCGTGATAAACGTTGGATTAATAAATCAAAACAATTCCGTTAGTATTTCCAAGGAGCTTGCTCTTGAGGTAAAGATAGAAAACATCAATGGGAATACGGTGCCTTTGTTTCCTACGAAAAACGGATATGAGTATTTTGTATTCCGGACACGGAGGTAAAGTACAATGCAACAAATATTCGATTTTATTGATACAGATGAACCATTAGAGAATTTCGATCTGAATGAGTGGAAGCAGAAAAAGAAGGAAAAGAAACAACTCTTTACTGCTCAGCAGAACCTGCCTTATGAAGTTAAAGTCAAGAGAGCAGAGCTTAGGGCCATTGAGTTTAAAGAAGAGATGGACAAACGAGGACATGACTGCCACATAAGTGTTGGAGGCCTTGATAGTATTACACTAACATACTTCCTCAGGAAGATAGGAATTGAGGCTGAAGCTATATCAGTATCAGCGTTGGAAGATAAGAGCATTCAGAAGGTACATGACTTTCTAGGGGTTACCATAATTAAGCCTTACAAGTCAAAGGTTGAGGTACTGAATGATGTAGGCTTTCCGGTTATCTCTAAGAAAATAGCTGGTCGAATAGATCTACTGCAGAATCCCACGGAGGACAATAAAACGGTCCGCAATGCGATTATTACAGGAGAATGTGGGGAGCAAGGGCACTTTGCAAAGAACAGCAGGATGCAGCTTCCGAAGAAGTGGCTCAATCTATTCGCAGGTATGGCAAATGAAGAATACGGAACCAATTATCAAACAGCTCCTTTTAAGGTATCCAACAAATGCTGTTATTACCTCAAGGAAAAGCCTTGTGATGATTGGGCGAAGGAACATAATAGTTTCCCTTATTTAGGATTGATGGCATCAGAAGGTGGTCAGCGTGAAGAAGCAATAGTAGAGCATGGGTGTAACTATTACGGCAAAACAGTAATGAGATCCGCTCCATTTGGAGCATTTCTGAGACAAGATATATTACAGCTAGTAAAAGACCTAAAAGCACCTGTTCCTTCAATCTACGGTGTAATAGCAACATTACAGAATGGAACTTTATATACAACCAGGGCTCAGAGAACCGGTTGTAGTATGTGCGGTTTCGGTATACACATGGAGGCAAGACCTCATAGATTTGATAGGCTTCGAGAAGAAAATTCAAATGAGTGGGAATTCTGGATGTACCGAAGTTGCAAAGATAAGGACACCGGAGAGGTGTATGGTTGGGGAAAGGTTCTGGATTACATCGGTGTACAATGGGAAGACGATTGGAACTTGAGACCGAAGCAAATTACTATAGATCAATGGGCAGAAATATGTAATGTTTGAAAACGCAGTAAGCGATTCAATAAAAATCATGGAAAGGAGAATAATCATGGGTTCAAGAACAAAACTGGACTTAAATAAGTTCGCTGGTGGTGTCCTGCAGGAGAAGTTTAATGGAGCATTGACAGAAGTTATTAAGAATATGCAGGATCCAAACACAGGTTTCAAAAACAAGAGAGGTATTACAATCTCAATCGGCTTTACTCAGAACGAGCAAAGAGACGATGCGAAGATCACAGTGTCAGTCACTACGAAAACCTCTCCTGTGCTGCCGATTGAGACTGCACTGTCTATGGGTAAGGATTTAGATACCGGAGAGATCGAGATCAGAGAGTATGGTAAGCAGGTAGCTGGGCAAATGACATTTAGTGATATTCAGGAGCCGGAGAAAGAAGAACCAGCAGGACAGCCATCTAAGGTTAGAAATCTTAGAGAAGCCAAATAAGAAAGGAGATCAAATATGATCAAAGAAGCTATAGAGTATATCGTAGGATTAAAACAGCCTAGACAGGAAGTAATCAACGGAGAAGTGTTTGTTAGCAAGAAAGACGATCTTTACCGTGTTGATACAAATCTGAGAGCAGATACTCTGGAAATGTCCACATTAACCAGCCTTGTTGATTACATAAAGTCAGACCTTGATAAGATTTCCGAATATCAAGGGAAAATGATTGTACATGTTGTATCACCAACAAAGGTAAGATTATTATCCTTTTTGGACAGCGACAGTAAGAGGGAAAACCTGATTGAGGTAAATGCTAACTTACCTAAAATCCGTTTTAATGAATTCGTTGATCAGGAGTCCTTTATCATCATGATGCAGTCGATGTTCGTGAATAATGAGGATAAGGCTATAGTACTTCAGGTGGCCGGAAATGTTGAGGATGGAACTATTGCAAATTATAAGGATGATGGAATTACTCAGAAAGCAACCATTAAGACAGGCCTTGCCAGCAAGGATGATGTAGTTGTTCCAAATCCGGTAAGATTGAAGCCATTTAGAACATTTCATGAGATTGAGCAGCCCGAATGTAGTTTTGTATTTCGTATGAACAACGGTAGAGGAGTCTCATGCGCTCTTTATGAAGCCGATGGTGGAGCATGGAAAAATGAGACAATGGATCAAATTGCTGCTTATTTGAAAGATGAGCTTAGGGAGAATGAGCAGATCATCGTATTGTCTTAATTAAACCTAATATTTAGCACTACTCCTTTTCCTTATCCGAGTAATATAACATATCACACAATCAGGCGGTACATAACCGCCTGATATATAAAATTAGTCAGGTATTTCGTAAAGGCGGTGTTAGTAATGAGTGCTGGTACTGGAGTTCAAATCAGTGCAACTATAAGCTTTTTAGCTGTAGCATATGGTGACATTGAGAATGCAATGAGAGAAGGAAATATAGATTTGGCTAAACAGATAGCTTTTGAAATTATTATTGACAGAATAAATTGCGGTTACACATCAGACATCAAAGTCGATGCAATTGAAGTGAATTTTATTAATACATAAAAAGAAAAAGGGCTATTACAGCCCTCCTCCTCGGTAATTACTACCTCACATTAGTAATTATATCATATACACATTGGCGTTTACAAGGAGGGAATTTATATGTCTGCAACTTTAACTAATATATATCAAGATGGGAAAATATTTAAAGAAATTGATCTTCAGATTATGATTCGCAAAGATAAAATCAAAACTCATGAGATATCAATTGAGAAATCATATAAATTAGCTGGTGTCGATGGTCCTAGGGGAATGAAAGGGCTTGGGCTTGATTACTCAAGGGTTACAACATCGACTCCGGCTGCTCATATCGGACTTGAAGACGCTTTAAGGCTGATTGAGAGAGACAAGGTTAAAATACTTTTGTATGAGACTGAGATTAGCGAATTGCGAAATAGAAAGAGAAATTTAGTAAAAATATTTAGATCTCTTGATGGTTTAGAGCAGCAGATATTCTGGTTCCGAGTGATAATGATGAACACTCAGGAAGATGCAGCTGTTAACATAGGGGTTTCAAGGAGGCATCTTCAGCGGATTGAAAAGGTAATGAGGGAATCCTCTATTGCTTTTGAATTTACTAATACAGAAAGTAATTAGGAGTCAATTAGATCTAACCAATATGCCATTGACACCTGGTAACATCATAGACAAGTACAATGTTGTTATTGAAACCATAGGTATTATAAGAACACTCAAAGGTCATGATGTAGTTAGACTCTTTACGCATATAGGATGAATTCACCTTGAACGTAAATTTTTCACAACGATCATCCTCGATCCGAAAGAAATCGACTCTCATTTTACCTTCGGTATTCGTAGTAGCAATAACATCCACTGGATGTCCGGAAGGATGCTTTATAGATGGCCGGTGGTCAGGTTGTAAGAATGGCATAGGGAACCTCGCTAAAAGTAAGTAATTTGTAATATGATTATAGAACGATTGTTCGAAAAATGCAAGAAGGGAGAATGAGTAATATATGGCATTAACAGTGGAAGGAATCAGACAGCAAGTAATTAGTAAATATCATGAAGGTCAAGAAATTACACTTTGGCTTAATGAAGGTGAAAGAGGTGAACCGAAGCCGGTTAAGCTGAAGATAATCACATTTAATCCGAATGGAGTATTAATGGAGCGAAGAGGAATTAAACAAACTTTTTCATATTGGGAGGTTAAGACATTATCTTCTAAGCCTACCAAGAATAAGGAAGTTGTTATTCCTGATATTATCAAGCATACCGGAAGACCGAGAAGTTATAAAGTTGATCATGCATATTAGAAGGATGGTGTTTATTATATGGGAATTGATTTAAGCAGATTTAAAGTTGTATACGGAGAAAAAGTATTAAGGGCAATATCACTACAATCGGTTGAATTTCCAGATGAAGTGGAGTGGCAAGCATTATTTAAGAAACCAAAGTTTATCGAGATATTAGCAATAAACGAAGATGGCAATATCGTTGCGATACGTGATGAAGCTTGGATGTTTCAGTTCATAGCATCATTAAATTAAAACTAGCTTCGTTAGCCAATCAATCTCATCATAACAAAAAAATAAGAATAGAGAATAAAAACTCTACTCTTATATAGTACGAGATTTAGTTCAGTAAAGAATTGGTGTACATTGACAATTAAATATTGATAGTTGGAAATATATTATTTATAATTAGTTTTAGTATTTACAAATAATTATCAAAAATATCTTCTATACATAGGAGGGCCAAAACATGCAGATTAGTCAAAAATGTTTCAAGGATGTATTTTTATTTAATTTTATTGAAAGATATGATACATTAGGTGAATGTGATTTTTGCCATATTAGAAATACCTATGTAGTTGACATGGATGAATTATTTGTTAAGAATAAGTTAATAATAACTGAAATATTTGATTTATATTGTTATGAGCATGAATATAAACATATGCCAAATCGCGAAACACTGGATTACATAAACGGATTTGTAGCGAAAAGAAAAAACATGAAAATTTTTTATGATAATTTGTTTAATTTATTACAGAAAAACTGGAATCTGTTTGATTTAAATAATATTTCAGAGAGTACTGCATTTGATATACTACTTTATTGGGCCAAGAATGCTATCCCTTACAGAAAATTTGAGAAAGAAGATTTAATTGATCCATATTGGTATGATATGAGATTTAAAAATCCAGGATATTTTATTAAAGAAGATTGGAATTTTCTTAATTTTAACATGAAACATAGCTACAGATATCATCCTCAGAATATTCCTGATATTAATTTTGATATTAATGATTTGTTTTCGAATGAATTATTTTCAAAAATCTATCTTACTTTTAATAAAGGAAAAATTTTGTACCGAGGAAGGATAAAAGGAAAGAATATAATCAAATATAAAAGAAACGAAATGCTAATACCTCCGATAAGTGTTAAATCTATAGGAAGAGCTAACCCTATAGGCATTAATTATTTATATACTACGGATAATATTGAAACAGCTATGGCAGAAGTTAGGGCATGGAAAAACTGTATAGTTAGTATTGCAACATTAGAATTTAAAACATCTATGAATTTAGTGGATTTATCGGTAGCGGACACACCTAATTCTATATTCGAAACAAGGAATTATTCCGAACAGGATTTATTAACAAGAGTCCAATATTGTGAAATAGAAGCACTACTTTATGAAACTTTATCACGACCTATTGATCCAAGTGATGCTGATATCGAATACATATTTACTCAATATATATGTGAAGAAATAAGAACATTAGGTTATGACGGTATAGTATTTAAAAGCTCTTTAGGTGATGGTATGAATTATGTTCTTTTCTCTGATGAAAACATAATAGTAAAAGAAATACAAGATTATACAGTTAATGATATTAAATATAAATTTGATGAAATCATTAAATTAAAAAATTGAAAATATATGCTACCAACTATCAATATTGATATGATACCTCCTAAGTAGATTTTTGTTATTTCTCTTGTCTACTTAAGAGGTATCATATCATATTTAGTTGGTAGTTTTTTATTTAGGTAAACTGTAATTTATCCGGATGCCGGACCAGATCCAGAAGCAGATAAAACTAAAATTTAATTGCTCAGCACATAGGCATCATGGCTATATATGATCTCTAGAGCTCTTCGAACAGCGAAACATCTACTGTCATGCAGATGATAATGAGCATCATTGACCTCATGCTTGTGGTAGAGCTTATAGGGGTAATTGGAATGGGACAGGGTTTTTTGAATAATCCAACAATGACCAGTGCAGATGGAGATAAGTTCGTAGAGATTATCAGAGGAACGGACGATCGTAAAATAGGAATTATTAAGTAGTCGCATATCTGGTTGTGTAAAAATTTTAACTCACCCCTTTCATAATGTATTTTATACAAATTAGCTAAAAATGTAAATAGCAATATAAACAGAAAGGAAGTGCATGTTAGGTGGATAATCCATATATAAAAGAGAATGACAATGGTGTAGTATCATTCAATATTCTTAGAATAGAACGCAATAAACAAAAGATCTGTTATTGTATAAATCCAACGTATGAAATTGATGAGATTAATCGACTTGTTGTCTGTTCTGGATGCGGGGCGGTGGTGGATCCATTGGATGCGCTGCTTGCTGTGGCTCAGAGAATGGACCAATATTCTGACTATCAGAATAAAGCAGTAGCCCAGATTAATACATTCAATGAATTGGCTGACAAAGCGATAAAAAGAAAGTGTAAGAATTTTGCTTTTAAGGAGATGGAAAAGCACTATATGGTTGATAATTGCTATCCTTATTGCCCTAAGTGTGGAGAACAAATAGACCCAGCAGAAATAATAAGATAGTCAAGAAAGATTTAAAAAATAATTTTTTGACGAAAAAAATTGTATATTATTCCTGTATAAAATTTAAGTAATTATGTGGTTCAAAGCCATGAAAAATAAGAATTTATACATAATGAGTATATTACCTTTTATGTCGCATTTTATGTCGCTTTTCATGTCGCTTTTTATGTCGTTGTTTTTGGTGATTTCATGTGATATAATCATATCAGTGAAAAGTATATTTTGACAGGGCTATATTTCAATCATGAGGTTGAAGTATAGTCCTGTTTTGTTTATGTCGAGGCGGTGATGATATGAATACAGTGGAACCTATAAGAGATATGAATCTAGTGCTTGATATTGCAGACTATCTGAGAGTAAGAAATGAGCGTGATTATGTGATGTTCATGTTTGGTATCTATTCAGGTCTCAGAATTTCAGATATCTTATTGTTCAGGGTTAGAGATGTGAGGGATAAAGACTCTATCTGGATCCGTGAGAAGAAGACAAATAAGGAAAAAAGGTTTGCTATAAATAATGAGCTCAAGCATATTATCCGTGACTATATTGCTGATAAAAAAGATTATGAATATCTCTTCAAATCCAAGAAAGGAAAAAACAGTCCGATTTCAAGACAACAGGCCTACAATGTTATTAATGGAGCTGCCAATGTATTTGGGCTAGAGTCTATTGGTACCCATACCCTAAGAAAGACATTTGGTTATCATTCCTATCAGCAAAATAAAGATGCAGTTACACTGATGAAGATATTTAATCATTCGGATATATCTGTGACTTTAAGATATATTGGAATCAACCAGGATACAATGGATGCTGTTATAAGAAAATTGTCATTCAAGCCGGGCAGAAAAACGGAATGAGTTTTCTTTTATGCGTTCTATTTGACATAATGAAAAAATGTTAAATGAGATTGTATATTTTTTTTCGGACTTAATAGAAGAAAAGGTTCAAAATCGTATTTGACACAATTATAAGATATGTCAAATACAAAGTACATTTCATGGTCTAAATTTAAATGATATTTACTTTATGTAAATGCATGTTAAAACATCCATGTAAATATTAGTGTTATCATTGATCATAATGATAATTAAGAGTAGAATTATCTGGGAGGGATTAATTTTATGAACGATAAAGATGAAAAGAACCCACAGAGTATAAAACTCAAGTATAAATTTGTAATTATTCTTACAATATCAATTGTTATGGCTAATCTGCTTTTTATTAAAGGATTAACATTACCGTGGCTTGATACTGAAAGCCAATGGATTGGATTTCTCGGAAGTTTCTTTAGTTCCATTGTAACAATAGTTGGTATCTATTGGACATTAAATGATAACAGAGAACAATCAAAAGAGGATAGAAGATATCAAAACATTCCATATTTGAAAATAGAAATAAAGAAAATGGAATTTATCAGTAACAATGAAACGGATACGATTGTTGAATTAGATGAAAATTATACTCATAATGCATATTTAGGATTATATCTAAAAAACATAGGTTTGGGTCCAATGAGTGAGTTAGAATTAAGTAGAACAGATTATGAATTTTTACTTTATCCTTTTTTAGATAAAGGGGGTGAAGAATTATCAAAAGTTGAGTTTAGAATTAAGGGGATGCAAGAATGTGTTTTATTAATTTTCTATAACGACCTTTTTGATAACAGATATTTTCGCACATGCAAACTTAATTTAACGCCTGGTAATAAAGGGCCTCATGATATATCTGCATATTTAAGTGATTGGTCTAAGATAGAGGTTACTACTAAAAAAAATGAAAAGATAGTTGATAGTTTTGATCTGAAATCAATTATTCGATAGATTTCACATTATATACCTCCTTTTAAAAATACGTATAAAATACGCATAATATGTATTGACAAGAATGTATAAAAGGCGTATAATATACGTATAAGGAGGAAACAATAGATGAAAAGAAAAGATTTAATAAAGCTTCTCGAAAAGAGTGGTTGGTACCTGAAGCGAAACGGTGGAAATCATGACATATACACAGATGGAAACAGAGCCGAACCGATACCAAGGCATTCAGAAATTAATGAGAGGTTAGCAAAAGAAATCATCAAGAAGCTGGGGCTGTAAAGCCCTTGCTCTTGAACGGTTTCAGAGAGAACGAATAAAGATAACATATTGAACAAAACTTCGCTCTCATATATTCATCTATTGTTTCCATTAAAGAGGAGGAAAATCTATGAAAGAAGCATATCCAGTAATAATAACAAAAGAGAATGATGGTTATTATGTATCTATTCCAGACTTCGGTATAGCCACTCAAGGCATTAATATACCCGATGCAATTTCTATGGCTAGAGATGCTATTGGCTTAATGGGTATCGATATGGAGGATGACGGTAAAGAACTACCCCAACCCAATACAATACAATATAAAACAAATGAAAGCGATATAGTAACTTTGGTAGATGTGGACTTTACCGAATACAGAAGGAAATCAGATAATAGAGCAGTAAAAAAGAATTGTACAATACCTGCTTGGCTGTGTAAGGAAGCAGAGGATGCCGGTATCAACTTTTCTAAAGTTCTTCAAGATGCATTACAAACCCTACTAAATAAAGCTTAATATATAACAATAGAAGCATCGGGTGACCGGTGCTTCTATTTAAGGTTTTTATAGAAAACCAAATAGAAACAGCATATATAAAGTACTTTAAATAATAGAATTGCACAGGAATTCGAATAATACTAAAGTATAAGATATGTCAAATACGTATTGAAAAAATGTTAAAAGATGGTAGAATATATCTATAGATGGCTAAAAATGAGGTATGGAGGATATTTGTCATGGATGATATTCTAGCAAAGCTTATGAATAATCCCTATGCATGGTTTGCATTATCGTTACTAGCAATATTAGGAGTTGTACTTACAATTATTTTTGCAATCAAAGGGAAAAAAGTAAGAAAAATTTCACAGTATAGATCCACATATAAAATAATTCGAAATATCAATAGTGAATTAAATGATCTGGAAATAAAATGGAAAGATGATCTCATTGATAATCTTTCAATAACAAAAATGACAATTTGGAATGATGGCAATATTAAGCTTGAGGAAGATGATTTTGCGTCATCTGAACATCTTGCGATAGAAGCCATAAAGGATTGTAAAATGCTTAATGCTTCAATTCTATTAGCTCCAGAAAAGACCAACACATTTAATATTGATTTGATATTAGAGTTAAATAAAATGTTCATAAACTTTGAATATATGGATGCAAAGGATGGAGTGGTTATTCAAATTGTACATACTGGAAGTGCGAATAATCTACGATTAGTAGGGAAAATAAAGAGTGGAAAGGCAATTAAAAACGAGGATAATAATAATGATAAACCACTGAGTAAAAATGTGAAACAAATTGCTGAATTTTTTAATCATCATATGTTGATTATAATGGTGATAGTTGTAATTTTAGTAATTATAATCTTTGGTGCGCTTATATATTTCACGTCAAGTAGCACTAAGGAATTAGTTACAAATGTATTGATTGTTTTCTTTGCAGGGATATCGGTTTTCCTTCGTGAGAGAGCGTCAGCAAAAGATAATAAAGTACCAAAAAAATTAAGATCATAAATAAATCAATTATTATAATACATATATATGTTAAGCACTGGGAAACCAGTGCTTTTATAATGCGATGAAAGATGGTGAGCCTATGAAGATATACAAAGTTGTCGCAGATAAGAAGCCTAAGAATTGTATTGAGTGTCCTTTATTTGGTAAGCGTGAGTGTGGTGAGGATCGCATGATACAAGCCTCAAGTAGTAGTGCATTTCACGTAATATTACCAGATCATAGATGCGTAATAAGGGAATCTGGTGTACAGCATTAATAATACATACCTAGCTAAAAATTCATAGGTTCTTCCAGAGCCTAAAAAATCCTTGCGGTTCTTTCGAGCCCAAAGTATCGCTAGGGACTAATTTTGAAATTTTTAAATTGCCGTTTCCGTTTTTCAGTTGGGAGGTGAATCCGATGGCAGCAGAAACCGAGAAGGTTGATGATATATCAAGAATAACCGTATCAGCCGGAGTATTAGGGAAGATTATTGGTGTATCCGATAGGAGAATAAGACAATTAGCTGATGAAGGGATACTCACAAAGGTTTCCTCTGGACGTTATAGTCTGCAGGAGAGCCTTCATAGTTACATTCTTAATCTGAGAGTAGCTAATGATGCTGACAGAGGTCAGAAAGAACTTGAAGACAAATTAGATTATGCATTAGAAAAAGCTATGCATGAGAGAGTTAAGAGGCATATGTCAGAACTACAGTATGCACTTATGAAAGGTAATGTACATAGAGCTGAGGATGTTGAGGCCGTAATGCTAAATATGCTCACGAACTTCAAGACCAAGATTTTAAATTTACCTTCAAAACTCACACCACTATTAGTCAACCGGAGTGATAAAAAGTACATCCTTGAACTTCTTACGGATGAATTCGGTGAGGCACTTGATGAATTGAGCAATTATAATGCAAGCGATTTCTATTCGGATGAATATATCGACATTGATGAAGAAGGCAATGAGGATGATGCCTTTGATACTTTCGAGGATGATGTAGATGAATAGAAATAAAGTTACTGCCGAAAGGTATAAAACAATTTCATTATTCCACAATATTGCGAAGATACTTGCACCGCCTCCAAGGCTTCTGGTCAGTGATTGGGCTGATCGGTACCGCAAGCTATCTCCAGAGGCATCTGCGGAGCCCGGACAGTGGCATACTAATAGAGCAGAGTTTCAAAGGGAAATAATGAATTCTATCAATGATCCATTAATACAGGATGTTGTTATTAAGTCATCGGCTCAGGTGGGTAAAACAGAGGTTATATTGAACACCTGTGGATATTTCATGGATTATGATCCGGCATCAATAATGGTTATTCAACCAACCATTGAAATGGGTGAGACATTTAGTAAAGACCGTCTTGCTCCTATGATAAGAGACACCGAAGTGCTTAAGGCTAAGGTAAAGGAACCAAGAACTAAGGACTCAGATAATACAATCCTTCATAAGAAGTTCCCAGGTGGTCATATCACAATAGCCGGTGCAAATTCACCGGCTAGTTTAGCTTCAAGACCGATCCGTATCTTACTGTGCGATGAGATTGATAGATATCCAGCTAGTGCCGGTTCCGAAGGTGATCCTGTTAAGCTGGGAGAAAAAAGAACTACAACATTCTGGAATCGTAAGAGAGTAAAAGTATCCACACCTACTATAGCAGGGTTTTCAAAAATTGATAAAGAATACATGCTTGGTACGCAAGAGGAGTGGAATGTGCAATGTCCATCCTGTGGTAAGTATCAGCCTTATGTATTTAAGCGAATAGAATTTGAGTCTGTAGAAATGAAATGCTTGTATTGCAACGAAGGATTTACAGAAAGAGAATGGAAAGCACAACCTCATAAATGGATTGCTGCTAATCTCAATGCCAAACGTATCAGATCATTTCATCTTAACGAGTTAATATCTCCATGGAAATCATGGGAAGAAATCATAGAAGATTTTAGAAATGCCAATGATGATTTTAAGAAAACAGGGTCCACAGAATCCCTTAAGGTTTTCATTAACACTTCTCTTGGTGAGACATGGGAAGAGAAGGGAGAGGGTGGAGCAGATGAAAATGACCTGCTCAAAAGAAGAGAAGTATATGCAGCTGATATCCCGGATGGAGTTCTTCTATTAACGGCTGGTGTCGATGTTCAGGATAACCGGCTTGAAGTTGAGATAGTTGGATGGGGAAGGGACTATGAGAGCTGGGGACTTTATAAGAAGGTTATAAACAAAGATCCTCAACTTGAAGCAACATGGTTAGAACTTGAAGAAATCTATGATACTGAGATGTATTTCCAGAATAGATCAGGGCTGATGATAGCTGCCATGTGTATTGATACCGGTGGTCATCATACAAACATGGTATACAAGTTTGTAAAAGCTATGGCTAAGAAGAGTAAGAACATCTATGGCATTAAAGGATATGCAAATACACCTGGTATTCCTTTGATATATAAGAAAACAAAGGTTGATATTAAAAACATTAGAGGTACTGTTATTGATCATACTGATATCTGGATATTAGGAGTTGATGCCGGAAAGGAAGATGTTGTTGCAAGGTTAAAGATTGCAGAACCCGGTCCGGGTTATTGTCATTTCCCAAATAACAGAGAAAGGGGATATGATCAGACGTATATGCAGGGTATAACTTCAGAGGAGAAAGTTCAGAGGCTTGTAAAAAATAAGATGAAAATCGTCTGGGTTAAGAAAGCCGGGGTCAGGAATGAACCACTCGACCTAAGAAATTACGCTTATGCAGCTGTAGAAATACTCAATCCGAATTGGGCTAACCTAGAAAGAAAGGTTGAGAATGGTATCAACTATATGAAAAGATCATCTTCTCCGGTCAAAAAACGTGTTTCAGGAGTAAGAAATAAAGGAATCGAGGTGTAATTCATGAATAGTTCAGATAAAGTTAGGCTTGATACGTACAAGACTCGTATAGCGCAGTATTATGCAGCTGAGGAGAAGATATTGGAGGGGCAAGCCTACTCCATCGGATCAAGAAGTCTGACCAGAGCTAATCTGTCAGAGGTAAAATCTGAGATTAAAGAATTAGAAAGTAAAATATATGCCCTTGAGACCAGAGGTACAACGAAAAGAAAAGTCGCAAGGATTATCCCAAGAGACTTCTAGGAGGATGAGAGATGAACTTAATTGATAATGTTTATATGCAACTGAATCCTGAGAAAGCCCTTAAGAGAGAAGTGGCCCGTCAGAGAGTAAACATGCTCCGTAGTCTGTCAAGTACGGATGTAAGGAACAGTGGTTATGATGAAGGAGGGGCAAGCCGTAGAAAAAATAGTATGAAAGGCTGGAATGCACGAAGTTCCTCCCCTCAAAAAGACATTGATCTTAATCTGAACTTACTCAGGCAGAGGTCAAGAAGTTTATTTATGACGGCTCCTATAGCCACATCTGCTATTAAAACCAATCGTACGAATGTTATAGGGTCCGGATTGGTTTTGAAATCAAGAATTGATTATGAGGTATTAGGAATAACACATGAAGAGGCTGATCAATTAGAAAAGAAGATTGAGAAGGAATGGGCTTTATGGTCTGAGTCAAAGTTTTGTGACAATAATCAGCAACATAATTTTCTGGAACTTCAGCAGATAGCTATTATATCTTGGTTCATGAATGGTGATTGCTTTGGACTTATGAAATATAAAGATAAAACCAAATATATGCCATATCAGTTAAGAGTCAAGCTGATCGAAGGGGATAAGGTATCAACACCGGATTCATATGGTGACAATATTGACCTATCGTATAAATCCAAGAACGGTAACCGAATTATCAACGGTATTGAGATTGATAGTGAGGGTGCAGTGGTAGCTTATCATATTGCAAATGCTTATTCAGATGATTACGACACAGAGAAGAAATGGCAAAGGGTTATTGCATATGGAGAGCTTACCGGTAATCCAAACATTGTACATATCTTTGAAGCGGAACGGTGCGAACAATACCGTGGAGTCCCTTACTTAGCTCCGGTTATTGAGTCACTCAAGCAATTAACCAGATATACAGAAGCCGAGATTATGGCAGCAGTTATCAATGGTTTATTCTCAGTATTCATTAAAACTACTGATGGAGAAGAGGTGGATTTTAATGGTGTCGATGAAGAGAGTGGAAAAACTGATGGTGAAAATTCAACCTCTTATGAGCTGGGCAATGGATTAGTCAATTACCTTCAGCCAGGAGAGAGCATAGAGATTGCTGATGCGAAAAGACCGAACGTAAATTTTGATGGGTTTGTTTCTTCAATGACGAAGTATATCGGGGCAGCCCTCGAAGTTCCTGTTGAATTACTTACTAAGAATTTTACTGCTTCATATTCTGCATCGAGGGCAGCATTACTCGAAGCATGGAAAGCTTTCAGAATGAGAAGGACATGGTTTGCTAATGATTTTTGTCAACCGGTCTATGAATTGTGGTTATCCGAGGCGGTTAGTAAAGGAAGAATTAATGCTCCAGGCTTTTTCAATGATCCAATCATCAAAAAAGCTTATTGCCGAGCTGAGTGGAATGGTCCGGCACAAGGACAACTGAATCCTACTGTTGAGGTAGAAGCTGCAAAACTGAAGGTTGAAAATGGTTTTTCTACAAGAGAGAAGGAAACCATCGAAATGAATGGCGGTAATTTCGATAGCAATGTAGAGCAATTACTATTAGAAAATCAGAAAATGAAAAAGATTAGTATGGATGGAGAAGGAGGTAAATAATTTGGCTAGAAAAATTGCTGTTAAGGGAGTAATAATCAAGAATGAGTATAAATGGGCTTATGATTGGTTTGGATGGGATGCAACATGCCCGAAAGATATTACATCAGTATTGGATGAGGTGAATGGATCAGATGACATTATTATTGAGATGAACAGTCCCGGTGGAAGTGTCATACCTGCTCATGAAATTTATACCGCTATTGCATCGTATGAAGGTAGTATTGAAATTCATGTTGTTGGCATGGCAGGTAGTGCAGCATCTGAGATATTGACAGCGTGTAAGAGTTTAATCAGCCCTGTTGCATCGGTTATGATACATAACTGCGCAACAGATGCAAGTGGAGATTATCGTGAGATGGATAGTGCTTCTCAAATGCTAAAGGCGATTAATCAAGGCATACGCAATGCATATAAAGCCAAGACCGGACTTAGTGATGAGAAGCTAATTGAACTTATGGACAAAACAACATGGATGAGTGCACAGGATGCAGTGGAATATGGCTTTGTTGATGGAATTATGACCTTCGACAAAGGAAATGAACCGGTGGATGGAGTTACTAATATGGGGGATAACAGTTCTTTACCTTCATCTGTAACACCTAAATACCTTACTACTGAGGATATCAGCAAACTTCAGAGTATTATTTCACAGAACGACATAAGAAATCTCAATAATGGAAATATCAAGCCAGCGTTACCGCCGAGTTCTACGGCAGAACAGCTGGCTTGTGTTTTAGATAATAACATTCAAGAAGGAGGAAATAACATGACATTAGACGAGTTACTTAAGGAGCATCCTGAGGTAAAGGATGAAGTGGAAACTCTTAAGGTCACCGCAAAGCAGGAAGGAGTAACAGAGGAAAGGGGTAGATTACAAGCTATTGATAATATAGCTGCATCCGTTCCAAAGGATATGTTGGATAAAGCTAAGTATACAGAGACAATGAATGCTTCTGAATTGGCTTTAAAGCTTGTATCAGAGACAGCAGCAAGTGGTCAAAACTACTTTGCTAGCGCAATGAAGGATAGTGAAAATTCTGGCGCAGACGGTGTTAAGATACCTCCGGCTGATGCTGAAGCTGGTGATGAGGATGCATTAATCAATTTTGCTGTAAAGGCAGCAAATGCAAAGAGAAAGGAGCGTAAGTAATTATGGAATTAATGAATAAACCAAGTTATGAAGTGGCACCCGATAAACTGATCATTGATTTCAGACATCCGTTGGATATCAAGACGGTTCAACTGGCAGCCAATCAGGGAACAGTAAAAAGAGGTACCGTTATTTCAATCGTAGACCCCACGCATGATTATGTGATTTACGGATCTGTTCTTACGGAGGGTCAGACAGCGAAAGCAAATTGTATTATCGCTGATGATGTTGATACCACATCTACGGAGGCTAAGGTTACTGCAGTAGTATACATCTCCGGTAACTTCAACAAGAATGAACTCATCGTAAAAGATGGCAGCACGCTGGATGCTACGAACATTGAGCATCTGAGAAATGCCGGAATTTATGTATCTAGTTCAATTTAATTTAAGGAGGATATGAATATGCCTATTTATGATACCAGATCATTAATCAAGACAGCTAAGAAAATTTACCCGGTGCTTAATTGGTTCCGTAACCGTTACTTTCCTACCTCTGATCAGGACATGTTTCCTACAAGCAAAGTCCTGATTGAATATAAGGAAGGTAGCCGGAAGATGGCACCATTTGTTATACCTCGTAAAGGCGGTATTACGATGGATAGAGAAGGATATACTGCACAGGAGTATCAACCGCCATTTATTGCACCGCAGAGACCTCTTACAATTGATGATCTCAACAAGAAGGGATTTGGAGAGGACTTATATTCAGAAATGACACCGGAGCAGAGACAGGCTCAGGTACTTGGTGAAGACTTGGCTGATTTAAGTGCTATGATCGACCGAAGAGAAGAGTGGATGTGTGGTGAAGTTATTTTCACTGGCGAAGTTATCATGAAGCACTATGCTGAAGCCTATGGTAAAGGTGAGCCGGTAGAAAAGGTATTACGTTATTACGATACCGCAGAGGGCTTCCAGAATATTTATACTCCATCTGTGCTATGGGATGCTGCTGGCCCGAAAATCTACAATGATCTTGATGCTATGGTTTCAGTCTTGACATCTGCTGGATGTCAGGTAACTGATTTGAATATGGCTTCTGATGTATATTCAGTATTTATCAATGACCCAGGTGTTCAAAAGTTGCTTGATAACAGATCTATGAACATCGGTAACATCACACCGGTAGAGACCCCTGATGGTGTAGCCCATGTAGGAAACATCGTAGTAAGAGGTAAGAAACTGGATATCTTCGTTTATGATGAGACATATGAAGATGAAAGTGGAAACATTGTACCGTTCATGCCTTCCGGTAAGCTCTTCTTAGCTGCACATGGTATGGGAAGACTGCTGTATGGTGCGATTACTCAGATCGAGCAGGAAGACAATCAGTTCCATACATATCGTGGCAAGAGAATCCCTAAATATCTTACTGATGCGAAGAATGAGGTAAGAGAAATCCGTGTTTCCTCCGCTCCGGTGCCGGTACCTAATGACAAGAGAGGCTGGGTTGTAGCCGACGTATTGAACTAGGAGGTAATATTTTATGATTAAATTAGTAAGAGGACGATACGGACCTAAGTTATTAGGTCCGGGTTCAGTACTTAATCTGGATGAAGCCACAGAGCAGAGATTGGTAAGCCGTAAGGTTGCAGTATTTATCGGTGAAGATGATGCTGAAGATCATAAGGAAGATACTGGCCCTATTATCAAAACTGCTGAACAGGTAAAGAAAATTAAGTCAAAAAAGGGACTTGTGAAGTATGCCGAGAGTATCGGTCTTCATACCTTGAATGAAGGAATGTCAATGGAGTCATTGATTGATGAAATCATGAATTATCAGGAAGAGCAGTTCAGCGAGGTGTAATCATGAGCTTTAAGGATATGGCTATGGATGATCTTAATAAAATATTCTTTAATACTAATGAATTTGCTGAGGAGTGCACTTGGAATAAAACGAAAATTGTAGCGGTAGTAGATGATGATTCACTCATAAGAAAATATTCGTCTGAATTTTCAACCTTATCTCAGGGATCACATCTTATCTATGTAGCAGAAAATCAATTCACCAAGTCACCATTTATTAACGAAGTGGTTGTATTCAACAATAATACGTACACCATAGATGAGGTAAAGCGTGATCTTGGTATGTTGGCGATATTCCTGGATTGTGGGCGTGGTTAAATGATAAAAATCAATACGAAGATAAACACTCCTTTTTTTGATCAGCTTAAAACTGTATCAACATTGGGAGGAAAGAAAGCTATGAGTATGGCAATTAACGACTCATTGAAGACTGGAAAGACAACTCTTAAGAGAGAGATTTCCCAGAAGTATAATATAAAGCAGTCGGATGTTGATAAGAATTCTAAAGTAGTAAAATCATCGATTGCTAGAGTGAATGATGGAAAAATTGTTGTTGCAAGTAGGCTTCTTACGGTTGGTACCAGTACACATTTTAGTATTACACCAAAGCAATATGTCACACAGAAAGGTGTTAAGGTCAAAAAGAGGAAGATTGCTACAGCCACAATCAAGAAACAACAGAAAAAGCAAGTCAAAGGTGCATTCATAGCTAATCCGGCATCAGTCAAAGGTGCCAATACTATGTTATGGCTTCGCATGGGTGGAAAAAACAGAGGTATACAGCCATTTAAAACCATATCGATACCTCAGATGGCATCCAAAAAGGAAGTATACAATCCAATACAGAAAAGCATGCTGGAAAAATATAATAATCGTTTTGATCACTATATGAAAAGAAATCTGAATAAGGTGAAAGGAAATTAGTCATGGCATCAACTACGTTGAAGATCTTACATGAGTATCAGGAGTTTATAAAAGAAAAGCTAGAAGATGATGACTATAAGTTAGTCAAGGCCCCTCCGATCGATAAGCAGGGAGTATTAAAACCAGAATTTGTAATACCTCCTGTTATTACCGGTTGTCTGCCACATGCAAACTTTTCATTATACGGAGCAGAGAATATGTTCTTTCAAGCTCCTTATATCATGGTTGGATTTGATGATAGTGTGATTGGTGATGATGAAACAAGTATTCAACTACTTATTCAAGCTTGTTGTTATTCATCCGCTTCATATGTAACAGATGAGAATAATGAATTATATGATCTTGATATACCGGATAATAAATCCTTTGAAGATTGCGTGAATCTATTGGAATGGATTAAGCAGAAAATTCTAGATGCCGGGATCATAGCAGGTACAACCATCGAAAAGCCGGTCAGACTTGGAACTTATAATTCAAAGGAGTTAACATATCCTTATTCCTTTGGTTATTTAAGCTTCCAGGTTAATTCAGTGAGACATGAGATAAATAGAAATAAATTTTATAATTAGGAGGTAAAAAAATGTCAAGAGGTATAAATGCGATTCAACAAGACAGCGAATTACTTGATCTTGAAAAAGGTTCATTAATTCCTTGTTATATCGGATCAGCCCCATATTGGCAGGTCGACAATCCGAATTGGGCAGATATCAAAGGCAAAGCCTTTGTGATCTCAAGCTTATCTGATGCTAAGGCTAAGATAGGCTTTTATAAACCTTCATCAGGTAAGTGGGATAAAGAATTCTCTCTTGGTGAAGCGGTATTTGCTCACTTCGGTGATAAGAATAACGCTGTCGGACCTATTATTGTTCTTGTAAATGCTGCATCAATTAGCGTGGCAGTTGAAGCGTCTTCAAAGAACATTGCTATTTCTAACGGTATTGGTTTACTTGAAGTAAGCGGTAAAGCAGTTCTTAATACGGTATCAATTGCTGATAAAACTAAGGGAGTGGATTACACTGCTGTCTACGATGCAAACGGTAAATCTATCATTATTACAGATGTCGGCAATTCTCTTGGTAGCAGTACTACAGTTACATATTCTGAGGTAACCGGCCTTGATACGTTAATTATGACATCTGCAACCTTTGATGCGATTGATTATTTTGAGCAGACAATAGGAAATATCCCTACAGTATTCGCTACTCCAGGATGGGAAGATGAACTTATTGACGGCGTAGCAGGTACTACAGTGGGTGATATGCTGATGGACTTGGCAGCAGATCAGATCAATGGACATTGGTATACTCAGGCATATGCACAGTTAACATCGAGCGCAAGAGCAGATGTTGCCAGTGAGAAGGCTACGAAGGGTTATGACAGCCCTAAATTGAAGGTCTGTTGGCCATATGTAAGAAAGAATGGTCTCATCTATTCTTTAGTCACCAAATTTATTGTAGCTAAAATGAAGGTTGATATCAGCAATGATAATATTCCCTATGAATCAGCCTCAAATGAGATAATTGATATCGAAGGTTTATGTGATGCATCCGGTACGATTATTCTGCAGAGTGAAAAGGCTGCAAATTCTTTAAATGAAATCGGTGTTGCATCGTGTAATTTTGCATCCGGTTCATGGCGCACCTGGGGTGTATGCATGTCTAATTATCTGGAGAGTAATAAGGGGAATATACTCCCTGAGAACTTAAATGATGTTGCTGTACAGATGAGAGATTATGTGTGCAATGACTTCCAGGTAGCCAATTTTGAACATATTGATAAGCCAATCCCCACTAGGAAGGCAAAGGAAATCGTTGATGATTACCAGGTAGTCTTGAATACATTGGTTAATTCAGGAGCATTGTTATTCGGTAATATTTCGTTTAAGGCTTCTGAAAACCCCATCAGCGCACTTGCCAATGGTGAATTTGTGTTCAATATTGCTGAGACAAGTACTCCTCCTGGCAAGAGTATCACTGGAAAAGTGCAGTATACACCGGCTGGTCTGGATAGCTATTTTAATGAGGAGGTATAAGGCGAATGAAGCAGTATGCAAACAAAGTTGTTGATCTTTATCCTACGATCAAAAGCAATGGTAAGTATATTGAGATAGAAGATGTAACGAGTTTTTCAACACCTGAAGTATCTTTTGCAGATGGTGAGGTAACTGGAGCTGGTATCATGGGTACAGTAAATATACCAGACATCTATAATATGGATGCTATGGAAGCATCCATTACTGCAAAGTCATTTAGCAAAGGCGTTATAGCTGCCATTAATCCTGCAGGTGTGGATCTGAGGTTGAATTGGGCTGTTGACAATGTGAGTGGGTCAGGAGAATCTTCCTTTACCTCTTATACAGCTACTATCAAAGGAAGACCAAAGAGTATTCCGGCTACCGAGGCTACCAAAGGCGAAGGGATGGAGGTTACAGTTCCTATTGCTACCAGCTATTATAAGCTTGTAATGGACGGTCAAGTGCTTCATGAGCTTGATCCTCTGAATAATAAGCTGGTGATTAACGGAGTTGATTATGCAAAGAAATTAAACTACGCACTTAACAAATAATATTCGATAATATGGAGGTTAGTTATGAATGAAGAAAATGAGTTATTAGAGCCGGTAGAGATATTAGATCCGGTAGAGGATGAGAAAGACACAAATGAAGATACCGATGAAGAGAAAGCGTCCGGGTCCCTTACTTTATCAAAACCATTCGATGTCAATGGTGAGACGATCACTAAGATTGATTATGATCTTGAAGCAGTAAAGCCGATCCAATATATCAATCTAATTAAAAAATTAAGTAAAAAAGAAGAAATATCCGTTCCTGAACTTAACATAAATGTTCAGATCGGATATTTTTCTTTAGCTTCTGGAATTCCTGTTTCTGACCTGAAGCGAATGCCTAGTACGAAGGATTTTTCAGTTGCATGCTCTAAGGTGCGAAGTTTTTTGTTAGGTGCATCGGATACGGAGAGTACGGAGGAGTAAATTTCGTTAAGACCGTTGCAGGAACTATCACTATGGACACATCAACCGATTATATGACTGCGCTTGATATGCCGATTGGCTTGTTTTTGGATTGCTATAACACGTTAGTTATGATATCTGAAAAGCGAGATGAAGAGCTAAAACGAAGTATTGATTCGGTCAAAAACAAGAAATAAGGTGGTGTATATTTGGCAAAAGGAAAAGAATTCAGTACGAATATAACTCTACGTGGTAAAGTTGATCCTAGTCTCAATAAAGCATTTCAGGATACTAAATCTAAAGCTGGTATTGCAGCAAGAGCAATAAGTAAGAGCTTATCAAAAAATATGACTGATGGCACCAGAATAGCTACTAAGGCAATGACAAAATCATTGAAATCAGTAGCTATTGGTGCCGTAAAGATATTCGGAGCGATCAAAGCGATTGCGAGGCTTAAGGATTATGCATCTGAGACAATTACAGCGGCGAAGGCACAACTGGAAGTTCAAACGAAGTTATCTTCTGTACTTGAGAATGTTAAATCAATTCAGATCAGAGGTCCTAATGCAGCTGCTGAGGCTGCAAAGGAACTACAAAATGTCGCAGATGCTCTTGAAAAAACAGGTGTAATAGGGTCTGATGTTGCTATAGCTGGTATGCAACAATTAGCTACCTATCAGCTATCCGAGAAAGAAATATCTGTTTTATCAGGAGGTATGGCTGATTTATTAGCTCAGCAAAAAGGTTTGAATGCTTCTCAAGGTGATGCTGTATCAATAGGTAATTTGATTGGTAAGGCTATGTCTGGTAATGTTGGAGCACTATCAAAAGTTGGTATTACTTTTACCGAAGTACAGGCTAAAGCTATAAAAACAGGTGATGCAACATTACGAGCTGCTACAATAGCTGAGGTATTGAAGGACAATGTTGGCGGTGTTAATAAAGCCTTAGGCGATACAGATCAAGGACAGCTATTACAGGCACAGAACACCTTCGACGAAATAAAAGAGGAAATCGGATACTTTCTTTTACCTCTTTTGAACAAATTCGTCAAAGGTGTTTTACCTTATGTAAAAACTGGTCTCGAAAAGCTAAAGGGAGTCCTTGATAAACTTAGCCCGATTATCGGGAAGATATTAACCAATGGATTTGAACGGTTTTCCACAATTTTACCAATCATCATGGACGTAATCTCTGACATACTACCTATATTAACTCAATTTATTTCGCCTATGGGTGGATTGAAGCAGCTGTTACCAGTGATCATAAGTGCAATTCAGATGTTGGTTCCGGTAATAAAATCACTCGTTCCAACAATTATTAGTCTCATACATAAGGTGATGCCTGTATTACTCACCATTTTTCAGAATTTAATACCTTTAATTGCGAGTATCGTGAAAGAAATAGCTCCGTTGGTTATAACATTGATGGATGCATTAATACCGGCATTTGAAATTCTGATTCCGCCGGTAATTGATATTATATCAAATGTCTTACCCGTGCTTATTTCAATGTTCAAAATGATCACTCCAATTATCGTTAAGCTTACGTCTCAGATTTCTCCTCTGGTTAAGGTTATCGCTGGGGCATTATTGCCGGCATTTCAATCTCTAATGCCTCCGATCATGAGTTTAATTAAGGTTGTTTTACCTGTTTTAATGAAGCTGTTCAATTCGGTATTCTCAGTTATACAATCGTTGGCACCAGTTCTTTCAGTATTAGCTCAGATTATTTCGGCTGTGTTAGGCAATGCAATTAAAACCATAATACCAATCATTCAAGGAATACTTGGACATTTCACAAATATCATGAATATCCTCAAAGCAGTTATTGATTTTGTGGTGAACGTATTCACTGGTAATTGGGAAGGTGCTTGGGAAAATGTAAAGAGCATATTTGCCGGTATTTTCACTGGATTATCAGACGTAGTGAAAGCTCCTTTGAACTTGGTAATTGGTCTGGTAAACATGGCTATAAGTGGTATCAATGGGCTTACAAGCGTTATTAGTAAAATACCAGGTGTAGATATTGGTGAAATTCCTCAAATACCTTATCTTGCAAAAGGTGCAACGGTAACAGCTCCTACACTTGCCATGATAGGCGAAGGTAAAGTGCCTGAGACAGTGGTACCTCATAATAATACCAAGAGATCTAGAGCATTACTAGCCGAGGCTGCAAGGGGTGTTGGTATGAAAACCAATGAAACTCCAATTCTTTCAATCGTCAATAGTATAAATCGCTCTCTTTCTTATTTTGCTAACTATATCAGTAGCATGAATAAGAAAAAGCCGGCTCATGGTGATGGCGATACGACAAATAATAGTAATAGCAAAGTATATCATTTCTATTATTCTCCTGTTGTCACTGCGAAAGATGCATCCGGTGTTAAAGAAGTACTTGAGGATGAATTTGAGAAGTTCAAAGCCTTCGTTAAGCAGCTGAAGGATGAAGAAGGAAGAGAGGTGTTTGCTTAGTGAGTGAGTACACAGCAATTCAGGGCGATACATGGGACCTGATCTCATTCAAATACTATGGTAGCGAATATCATATATCTGAGTTAATGCTTGCAAATCCTGATCAAGTGGATGTAGTAGTATTTGATGGTGGCGAGAAACTGAAAATACCTGCAATAAGTTTTACGGATACATCATTACTTGCTCCATGGAGGCGATAATATGGCTCATAAAGTAATTATTAAGGATGTAGATATTTCAATATCTAATCAATCCATTCGAACAAGTAAATATACAGATTATGCTGGAGGGCATGCAGATGTCCTCCAGATCGTTTTTAATGACACTTTTGATCAATGGAGAAAATGGGATCTTGCGAAAAACGATAAGATAAGAATTATAACCGATAAAATTGATACTGGAGATATGTATGCAAGCAATATCAAACTTGACTTTGGTATGTATACCATAAGAGCATTATCTACTCCTGCGAAGTCGCTGAATGAATTATCCGGTATTCGTGAGAATATCAATTTATCTGAGGTTTTAAGTGAAATCAGTAGGGAGTTAGGCTTTGAATTGGTCATTTATAATATTACAGATTACCGATACTTGTATTTGGAGAGAGTTCATCTTAATCCATTCGCATACTTAGAAGAGATACTTCAGAAAGAAGGATATCTCCAGAAAATATTTAATAATAAGTTAATCGTGTATTCTGAAAAGACACTCGAACAAATAGAACCTTTAGTCAAAGTTGCTTACGAGGATTTTATTAATCCTCCAAGCCTTAACACATCGGATGCGGAATTATTGGCATCGGTAGAAAATATCTATCAAAGTCGAGACGGTGTTATTAAAAGCAAAGTATTGTCTGGGCTTAACGGTAGAAATAGAACATTTCACTTTCCTGTGGATAGCATTGGTGAGGGAGAGCGGTTTTGTAAAAATATCATGAGATATTTTAATAAGAATGAGTACAACGGCTCCGGGACCATATCTGGAAGTAGTATCACTGCAGGAATTACAATAGATTTGGATGGTGATTTCTCTGAGTGGAAGGGTAAGAACTTTGTATATGAAGTTATCCATGATCTCATTTATGATCGACAAACCATCAAATTCAGAAAGCCAATTATGGGTGATTATTAATGGTAAAGCTTGGTAAGGTTGCTGTAATTGAAGGAAGTAAAGCGAAAATTGTATATGAAGATATTAATCAAATGACACCTTTGATTGACATAGCATCACATGTAGTAGGATTACAGGTAGATAAAACTGTAGTAGTAGCTATTTTTGATGATAACAATCTACGAAATGGTGTAGTGATAGGAGTGATAGAATAATGAAAATTGGAACCTTTGGACCCAAAGTATTTACTGTAACCGATAAGATTATTAATACCTTTAAAAATCTGGCCAGATCTTCAGGCTACAATGTCGATGAAGAGGACAACGGAACAGGTAAGCCAAAACTAAAAAAGAAATCACCATCTTTAGAAGCACTGTCTTTTGATATAGAATTGAGATCTGATTCCGCCGATGTAAGAAAAGAGATTGAGAGCTGGATTGGTCTTCAAGGTGAATCATATTACTTTTTGGTTGGTAGAGAGAAAGTTGGATCAAATCAATGGATGCTAACTAATGTTGATGCATCCAATATTGAATTTCTTCCTGGTGGAAAGATAAAGAAGGCATCATTAAGTCTCAGTCTCAAAGAGAATCCCATTACTACTAAGAATAGTACTGCAAAATCCACAAGAAATGCAAAGGGTTAGGTGATGATATGTTTCAATGGGGCAATACATCTTCAGAACAGGAACGCATTGCTAAAAATGTAACTAATTTATTGAATATTAGAAAGAATGAAGTATGTTTTGACAGAGGATTAGGAGTTAATATAAATCTCCTTGATAAGACACAAAGTACGATTAACTCAAAGTTAATAACTGATATTGTTGACATGATTTCAGATAAGGAGCCAAGGGCAGATTTAAACTTTAATGATCTCATTGATCTAAATGAGAACGGTGAATATACATATAAGGCGGTGATAGGTATTGTATGATTTTATTAATTTCGATGAAAGTGCAGTATTGGAAGAGGCGATAGTTAAATATGAAGAGGCAACGAATACGATGCTTTTTGCCGGTGATGAGCGAAGAATTCTACTTAATTCTTTCATGTATATAGCTGCCGTGATCGCTGCTAAAGGAAATTATTTAGCAAATCAGTATTTTGCTCAAACAGCTATTTTTCCTTACCTCGGTTATATTGGTGAGGGTAGATCAGTAATACAATTAGGAGCCGGTAAATCTCTTGTAACGATGAGATTTAGCATGTCCTCTGTAAAAGCATTTGATATAGAAGTACCTTCTGGAACAAGAGTTACACCAGATGGTACTCATTTTTTTGCCACCAAAGGAAAACTTACACTCGTGCAAGGCACATTAAGTATTGATATACCATGTGAAGCAACTGTTCCCGGTAAAGCTCATGACGGTTTCACACCTGGTTCAATAAATACCTTGGTAGATAATATCCCTTATATCTCAAATGTTACTAATATTGATACAAGCTCAGGTGGATCAGAAGTTGAAGATATTGAAGATTATCGGGAAAGGATTATGCTGAAGCCTTATGGTTATAATACAGCAGGTTCTGAAGCTGCTTATATCTTCCTTGTCAAAACAGCTGACAGTTCAATAGGAAGCGTTACAGTAAAGAACGAGCCGGCTAGCATACTTATTACTATTTTGCATAAAGATGGTTCAATACCGAGTGATCTTGTGGTTCAGAGAGTTTCGGATGCTCTTGACGCTAAGACTGTTCGACCGCTTGCTGATCAGGTAACTGTTCAGAAGCCAACTGTAATCCCTTATAGCATTTCACTTTCCTATACAATCAGTGAAGATGATGCACAGAATATGGTTGAAATCAACTCCAAAGTTATAGCAGCAATCAGCGAATATGTGACGTATCAAGGAACTGAGATCGGTAGATCAATTAATCCAGATCTTTTGAAGAAATTCGTATTAAATGCTGGAGCATATACAGTGAGTATTACAAGTCCTATATTTACTGAAGTAAATAAACAATCTATTGCTCAGATCAATGGGAATCCTGTGGTCACATATGATGGGATTTATGAGGAGGCAATATGAAGTTAAATAATATTAGTATGTTAGATATCATTCCTCCTTACATGCAAGAAGATACAACGGTAATAGGACTCTGTGCAGCAGCTAATCACATTTTCAAGAGATTATTTGAAGCAATACAAAAAATTGACTTTTATCAAAACTTAAATCTGCTTAATGAGGCTGACTTGGACTATATTGCGAAAATCAGAAACATTATCTGGTATGACAAAAGCAGTACGAAGGATGTAAAGATAAATGTTATAAAAAATGCTGAGAAGGTATTCTGGAGCCTTGGAACTGTATCCGCAGTGGAGAGTGTGGTGGAGGATATAATAGGTGAATGCGATATCATGGAATGGTTTCAATATGGTGGTGATCCATATCATTTCAAAATCGTCACTGATAATCCACTGATTACCGGAGATGCTGTAAGTACATTTAACTCAATTATCCAGCATGTTAAGAGAAAGAGCGCAATTCTCGATGTAGTTGAGATATCACTTGCTGCACAAATGATATTAAATTTAGGTGCAGTTCTTCATACTGGTGAAGTTTTAGAATTACGACAGGAGGGATGATAAATGAGTTTTAGCACTATATTGTTTACCGATAAAGGACGAGCATTACAATCAAAGGCTCTGGCAGGTGCCAATTTGAATTTTACTAAGATTGTTATGGGTTCCGGTAACTTAGGCGGTCAATCACAAATCACTTTGTC